TTTATTGGGAGAACGATCTAATATAGAAAAGTAAACAAAACACACAACGACGACATGAACACCTTACAAACTAAATTAGCTCGATTGGAATCTCAACTTAAGATTACAAAAGGCAATCGTGCCAAAGCTAAGATTGTTATAGAAATTCTAAAAGTAGAATCAGCTATTGAGCAATTCAATCTAGAGCAAAAAGAAATTACCCTAACATGGGAACAACAAAGATCATTAAACGCACTGACAGGAGGACAATTTATTTTTCAATTATTAACAGAAGAATCTAAAAAACAGTTATTAGAGATTGTTAGCGAATTAGAAGACTTAGAACGTGAAGAATATCGAGATAAGTGTACTGGGAAGGGACTCTGGAAAAGACCTAGCGAAGCTTCTATAAAAAGATCGGAGAAAAGATCGAATAAATACAGACTTTTAAGAGAAAGAGTTAGTAAATTAGAATTAATTCAAGAGAAACCAGCAGAAATCAAAAATATAACTGTTAAAATCCCTGTTAGTGTTTCTACCCTTAAAAAACACTGCAAAGTACCATCTCCTGAACGGACAGACAAAGAAATTATTGACGGATGGAAGTATTCTTTAGCTGCCCAATCAATGCAAAGAGACTTTAGAACACAAAAAGATATTCAATGGGGGGATCGCTATCTCCTTCTACAGGTAGTTTACTGGGTTGATCAATACCAACAAGAAATGGATAAAAGGGGATTAACAGAAAAATACTGTCTATGGATCGAGAAAAAACAAGCATTTAAAGACGAGTTTTATCGAAAACCAGAAAAGACAATTAATAAATCTAAGGATACTCAAGTCAATATAACCGAAACTCAAGCAATTGAACCCAGAACTAAACAATTAGAATTAAATCTTTTTGGTGAGATGCCATGCGTAAATAGGTTTCAAGAAGTAATCGATAACACAAAATTTACCAAACAGACCGTATCTATTCTAAACAGAGAAGGTAAAACTAGAGAAGTAAAAGGAGAAGCTTTGGGCGATTATCTGATTTCTGCGGGAGGAAATGACGCTTACTGCATTTATCACATCCCAACAGGATTAGAAATAATGTCTAGTGTAGGATTTAAAACTAAAAACCCAGTTAAGTATGAAAATCTAAGCGAAAAAGAAGCGGCTAGGTTAGCTGTCAAAAAGTTAGTTGCCGCTAACATTGACATTCCAGGTTCTTACTTAGAATGGAATAAGTCTAGCGCAATTGAAAAAGCAAAAATAGGACAAAACATCATAGATGCTTTTGATGACAAGATTAAGGCTAAAGCTTCATGAGTACACTTATCGCTTAGTCAGCAATAAAAAACACTTAGCTTAGTTAAGCGTTTTTATTAGTACATCTGCTCAGAAAAGATTCTCCCAATCTATTGACATTACTGGGAGAACGATCCACAATAGAAAGTAACCAAAACACGGAAAAGTAACAATCATGAACACAAAAACTGGATTTAAAAAGTTTAAAGCCAACAGAATTCGTATTTACGAAGATGGTTACATCGGTCCCCACGGATGGTACTGGAGAAGTCACACAATTGCTAGTTTTATAGCAAAAGCTATTCAGACAAAACACAGTCATAATATGACTGACGTTCTAAATTACACCACTATCTATGTCTCAGAGCTAGTTAAGGTTCCTGCGGGGGGTTTAGCTCGCGGATGTCATGACACACTCTACAGCGTGACGGCTTTAGTTGATTTGTCCCTAGAGTTGCCGACGGAAAAAGAGATATACGCCGCTTATAAACCCTTAATCAGCGGCGTAGAGGCTATAAAAGGCGGTTATCACTTTTATAGCATTTGGTAATAACCAACTAAGTCAAAACGGGGATAATTTCCCGTTTCATATTAACACTAGCATTAACGAAGATTATGAACATATACAAAAGATTGGGCGCAAAAACGGTATCGTTGGCTAATATGTGGAACGCAAAACCTCCGTTTATCGGGGAAGACGGTAATCCCTGTAAAGAAACTATAAAATGGGCATTAAGCAAACAAGGTTTTGTCGATACAGATAATATTAAGTTTGATTCTTACTGTTATTTAAAAGATAATAGTGCTGTCGTTCCTGCTACGGCTACTAGAAATGAAGAAACGATCTACTTGCATCCTAGTCTTAGCAGTATCTTAGGGGAGTTTTACGCTGAATGTTGTCAGGTCGATGGTCAAGAAATTATTATCGGACCATATCAATCACATCAAATAGAAAAAGCTTTTGATGATTGCATAGAAAAAACGCAAAATGTACTCAAGTACATCAAAAGTAAGTGTATTTATACCAAAGGTGCTAATCTTGATGAAAGATTTACTTTTTTACATGATAATGGCTGGTATTGCGATGGCATAAAAGTTGTTTTTTTGCCTGTTAATTTTAATTGTCTTCCAGCAATTAAAGGATTTTTCTATTTACCTCAAGAGTGATTTGCAACCTTATGATCTTAATCGTATCTCTTAAGTCAGAAGATTTTAAAATTTTAAAATCTTCTATTCAAAAAATCGACAATATCGACACTAACTTAAATCTTGTTAAATTACAAGATTACTCTGTATCAGGCGTAGCTTTGATAAAAGTAGCTTTAATCTGCGATAAACCTCCTGAAATAATCGCAAAAAAAGGAATCAACTTTTCTACAGAAGCAGTTATCCCTGAAACTAAATACTGCGTTGCCTGCTTAGTTTTGGGTAAATTTACGGCACTTAATGCCCGAAACAATTCTGGATACTGCTTGGAACACCGAGAACTCGATCCTAAACGAAAACAGGATCAACACCAACGTTATAAACAAAGACGTAGTACAAATGCTCAAAAATAATTCTCCCATATACTTGACTTTATTGGGAGAATGATCTAATATAGAAATGTAAGCAAAACACACAGAGGTAACAAAACATGGCTAACGATAAATGGTTTAACGAACTGTTCTCTGATTTCACCGTAGGCGAGCTTGCTGAAGAAATTGAGTCCCGCATGGAATCAATTATGGATTATTCTTTTGGTGACATTTTTCATTCAGAAATATCGGTTAATCGCTTAGGTGATTTATTAGTAGCGACAATTGATGGGATTGAATACCATGTTCCGTCACTCTTGGATGCTTTATGCAATTATACCAATGAAGATTTTGCCAACGGCGGCTACTTTGACCTTTCTGATTACCTTCGAGATTGCGAATATATTCTAGAAGCTAGTGACAGTAACATTCCAGAAAATTCTACAAAACAAGATAGCCAAGTCGTTAGCAAAGAATCGGAATATGACGACGATTACAGTAAGTTAAAAAGACGGCTGTATGAATTGTCTTGGGGTGAACTCCGCAAGTTATGCAAATTTTACAGCTTAAGTGCTAAAGGTGACGCAATTGATATTCGCCGACGCATCTATGATGCTGGCATTACACCTCAAAAAGTAGATGAGTTTTATTACTCATATTAGTACAAGTGTTCAAAAACAATTCTCCCATATACTTGACTTTATTGGGAGAATTTTGTAAGATAAGACTAGGCAAACAAACACAAGAGGACAAAAAAATGGCTTCAAATATCGAACTTTACGAAAGAGATACGCTTATTAAGCGCATTGAAGACAATTTTAATCAGATTAGTCAAAAATACTTTGAGGGAAGCTACGGAATAGTAAGCGTTATTGATAACAGCGATGATAACAGCGATTATGTTACAGTCAGAGGACATGGTTTATTTGTTGGGGACTATGATACTCAAAAGCTTTTTGATGTTTTAGAGAATTATAGTCAAAAAAAGTACGAGCTTTCCTGTTACGAGGTTTGGGATCATTTAGATGATTGTAAATACACCCCACAAGAGGACAAAAAAATGACTTCAAATATCGAACTTTACGAAAAAGCCACAATTATCAGGCTTTTCCAAAGCACCCTCAATCAAATTAACCAAAAGTGTTTCGGAGAAACATTGTCAGTCACTGATAACGGTGATTATGTTACGGTCAAAACGCAAGGGTTATTTGTTGCAAATTATGACATCCAAAAGCTTTGGGACGCACTAGAAAACTATAATCAAGATGACTGTGTTGAATTTGATAATTTGTGGGATTCTCTTGATAATTGTAAATACACCCTTCCAGAAAATCAGGAAACTGAAAATGAGTTAAAATCCGATGATGAGTTATCTTTCTCTGAAAAACGACAAGTTGCGCTTGTTGATCAGTTATTAAGTGAACCTGTAATTTTGGAAAAGAATCAGGAATTAACTAATTTAGTTCAAAAATTAGAATGGGAAAATCTTGAATTGACTCAATCTGTTCAAGAGATGCACAATCTCAGACAGCGTGAGAATAAAGAAGGATCTGAGATTATTAACCAGTTGACGGCTCGTATCCATGAATTAAAACAGGGCAAAGAGTACAATGAAGCATGGATTGAAAACTTAAAGCAACAAGTTCACGACCTAGAATCTACAGTTTATCTACTGCAAAGAGAAACAAAACAAATAACAGTTCTAAACGAATCTGTTACTCAGCTGCATGCTCGTATTTATCAACTTGAACAGGAGAATAAGCAACTAAAAAGCAATCAATTGGAAGCCGAACCAAAACCTAAATCAGATAAAAAACTGACGGCTAAAAAATCTAAGTTTAAACTGCCAGAAAACTTTGCTGACTACCAACAAGAGTGCGACGACTTAATTGACGCATTGTCTTGCTTTTACAATATCAAAAAAGGTAAATGGGGAAAAGACATTCTCCAGTTTATTCTTACTCCCAACGATACCGAAAAAACAAAGCATCCATATCCTGACAAGTGGAAAGCAGGGCTATATTTGCATGGACAGTGGACAGTCGATAAAGTCAATCTATCCGACCCTGATGAATGGGAAGACTGGTTCATGAATGTCAATGACTTTGCTGACGCTAACGACATAGAGATTAGTTAGTTCCTAGTTATCAGTTATCAGTAGTACAAACGTTCAGAAATAATTCTCCCAATCTATTGACATTTCTGGGAGAACGATCCACAATAGAAAGTAACCAAAACACACGAGGTACTAAGTCATGTCTAGCGATAAACAACCAATCGAAACAACACAAATTCCTAAAATTAAAAAGGCTCAAATTTTCTACAAAGAGATTGAGCAAATAACTCAATCTTTAAATCAGAAAGCACAAACAGTGGTAGACAAATATCCGAAGCTGTAATCAGTTATCAGTTATCAGTTATCAGTTGTCATCTGTCAAAAAGTGTGTGATTACTTTATTGGCTTGATTTTCCGAGATTTTTGACAGTCCTGCGATCAGTGTAACCATAGGTAAATCTACAAACTACAAAAAGATAATAAAAAAGTTTGACAAACTACTTGACATACAAACATATACCTGTTATATTGGGTATATACCAACAAACATAAAGGAGTTCAACATGGCTACCATCGACAAAATTGATTCTCAACTTGCTGACTTACGGTCTGAAATAGACTACTTAAAATCTCAAATTGAGATTTTTCAAGCCAAGCTATCCGATCTAGAACACCTTAAAGCGCAAAAAGAAGCGCAAAAAGAAAGAGTTCAAGACAAAACCTCAAAAGTATTGACAGAAGCAGAGTCCCTAAATGTAGAGATTCCTTCAAAAGAAGAATTTAAAAAAGTCTATTATCATATTCCTTATTATCAGGGCGGACTAATCGATCAAGAAATTTGGAAGAGGTTATTGCTGAGGATCAATGTGTAACAAAATCTCGGTTATCTGGGATTAAAAGCAGTCTTTACAAAAAATTTGGGTTACAAGGTACACCTTGTCAAAAAACCATAGCACTTAAAGCTATGTCTGTTATGTATCTTGGCTAGTCTCATCGGGGTTTAAAAATTTTTCTTAACCCCTTGACATACAAACATATCCCTGTTATATTGGTTATATACCAAAACACACAAAGGAGGTTACGATGAAATTTAACAGACAAGCACCTGGTCACTACGTTGCAGTAGCAGAAAAAGTTGAAATCAAAAAAGGTATTGGTGTCGATAAAGATAAATGGTTTTGCTATTTTCCTGATGATAAAGTATCTTACCGCCGTAGCTATGAAGCGGCTAAGGCTTGGTCAGAAAAATATATGAAAAAACTACAGACATACAATGTCACAGTCAATCAAGTTAAGACTGTCAAAAAACAAGCGACCAGTAAAGAACAGTCTTTACAACACAAGTTATCTCGCCACCTAAGTTATGTGGTAGGAGCGGAATCGTTAGGCTGTGTCAATACTGGACGCGCCGCTTGTATAGCGCATTTATCTGTTAACGGAAAATCCTTTTATGTAGTCGGTTTTGAGGGTGCTGTTACCGACACTATTTTCGAGAGAATTATCTTTAAAATTAAAAAAGATTTACAATCTGGTTTATTCCAAGATTGCTATCAGACCGAAGTATGGGGTAGCGTTTCGGTTTTTAAAGGTTTCAAAGAAGCTGAAAAAGCTTATCGTAAAATGGACGACAAAACAAGAAAACAGAATGAGAAAGATCGTCAAGCAATGGCAGAAGCAAAAGCAAAAGCAAAAAAAGGAGACATAGAGGCTATGTTTACACTAGGAGATTATGGAGTTCTTTAATTGTCCCAAATGTCAATCACAGAGAATCTCTAAAAAAGGGTTCTCTGTGTCAGGAAAACAGAGATACCGATGCAAGGATTGCAATCATCATTTTACTGGCAATCCGGCAGGAAAACCCCCCCACCCTGATTCAATGACTAACGCCGAAAGATGTCGTCGTTATCGGTTGAAAAAAAACAAAAAAACCCTTGACATATAAACATATCCCTGTTATATTACAGATATACCAACAAACACAAAGGAGTTCACGATGACCGACCAAGAGCGAATCGCGTACCATAATGTTTTAACTCAGCTATTCCGTGTCCAGTGTCAGTTAATTGATTTACGGAAAGCGGGACACATCGAAGTTATGTATCCGTGTCTATAAACTAGAAGGAGCAAAAAAAATGAGTGATGCAGATTTTATTCGAGAAGTTGAAGAACTATACCTGCGTCTTGCTAATGCAGATACAGATGATCTGGTTGAGTTAGCTAAACTTGCGGGTTTAGAACACAAAACATTTAGGAGTAAGGAGTTCACGATGACCGAAAAACTACCCAATCAAGTCACACTAGAGATGGTGAGCTTACCAGCAGGTGAGTTTCTCATAGGCGATGCGTCAGACTATGACGCGCCTCAACACCAAGTTCAAGTCAACAGTTTTGCGATTGGCAAATATCCAATTACTCAGGAACAATATCAAGCAGTAATGGGAAACAATCCCTCTCACTTTAAAAATAATCCCCAAAATCCAGTAGAAAGGGTTAGTTGGAACGATGCTCAAGCTTTTTGTCAGAAATTGAGTCAAATAACAGGAAAAACCTACCGCTTGCCTACAGAAGCAGAATGGGAATATGCTTGTCGTGCAGGGACAACTACTCGCTATTATTTTGGTGATGATGCTAATCAGTTAGGAGATTACGCTTGGTATGCCAAAAATTCTGGTGGTAAAACTCATCCCGTAGGACAGAAAAAGCCCAATGGTTGGGGACTGTATGACATGAGTGGTAATGTTTGGGAGTGGTGCGAAGACGATAGCACGGCGTGGATTGATAATGATAATCGTTCTCAGCCTCGAAAATGTCTGCGGGGCAGTTCCTGGGGCAGCAATCCATGTGACTGCCGTTCCGCTTTCCGTATCAACTACAACCGCCGCGCCGACCGCGACTACAATATCGGTTTTCGGGTGGTGTGCGACAATTAGTCAGTAATCAGTTATCAATTATCAGTTATTAACCACAAATCAACAAAGGTAATTATGTTTCACTTAAACTTTGCAGAAGAAGATAAAGATGGCAGTCCTAAACACCAGACCTTTACTGCTGGGGCTATTATATACAACAAAGAAGGAATACCTCAACAGTATTTTTGCAATATAAATACAGAAGATGATGTTACCAAAATCTTTAAGTATTACAATCAACGAAACAAGTTATTGTATTTTGAAGCTATATGTGTTAAAACTGGTCAAATTCTTAAACTAAAGTAGTGAATTGACGGGAGTAATTATGTTATGTTATCGTTTCAAGAGTTTCAATCTACAATCAAAGAAAATATTCCCTATTATCTTTGGGAATTTGAGCAAAATCAATCTTCTGACAATAATGGCGAATATTGGGCAAGAATAAAAAATTCCCAGATAGGAGTACGTTATCTTTGTCGATTAAATAGGTTTATCGTTATTTTGCAAAATAATGATAAAGACTATGGCGATCAAACAATTATAGCTACAGACTTAAGGTTTGTTCACGATGCCGTCGTGAGCCATATTCAATTAGGGTTTTAGTGTAATGATTAGATTTTACTGGAATGATAAATTAGTGTCTTATCACGAGACACAAAAGGAAGCTTTTGAACAAGGATTTAAGTATTTACATCAGCATCCTGCATTGCCTGATTTTAAGCGTATGCCTCATAGACAGTGTTCATTCGTGGACACAACAGAAATCGATTACTGGAAACATTCAAAAATTCTTTTTGAACGGTTTACTGATTGGATTTGCTATAAGCGGTATTCTGATAATGGAGGCGTACTTATGGACATGAAGCGTATCCTTTCAGAAATAAAAAGAAAAGGGTATTTATCTTTAGACGATATAAATCAACTAATAGAGATTAACCCATACTTCTTAAATAACTTTGCAAGGTGCTATAAATTAACTCCAGAAGAGGTAAAAGTGTTAGCATCTGAAAGAGAAGTAACGTTTAACATGGTTTTTGAGTACATAGAAATTGATTATTCGGCATTAGCGTATTGGTTACGCAAATCAAAAATCACTCCCTAAAACCAATAAAAATAAATTGTTATAATAGCTGTAAGTTATCCTTACAGCTATTTTTTAATGATTAACTGGAATCTAGGAAAAGACTTAGCTACTGAAGCTTTTGGGGAAATGGTGTCCGAATTTGCCCAAGAGATTAACTTTCAGATAGAAGATACTAAATGGAACTGGCCACGGGAAACCGTACGAAAAAATGGCAGTGTAGTCGGCTCACCTCGGGACATTGTAGATACAGGTGAGCTAAAAAATAGCCAATTTATTGAAGATGTATCGGATACTTATAAAGTAATCGGTTACACTGCTGATCATGCCGCTCTTGTCCATGAAGGGTATCAAATAGAGCGTAACGATGGGACGGTGACAGATGTTCCCGCCCGCCCATTTATCGACACGGCTATAGAAGACTATAATCCAATTGAGGCTTATAGTGAAATCTTAAAGGAAAAATTAAATGAGTGAATCAGAATTAAGAGATATTTTATTAGGTATTAGAAACAATTTAAAGATACTTATCGGTACTGACTTAGGTAAATACGAAATAACAAGCCCTACAGGGCAAAAATTAAATGAAATTGATGCTATTTGGGTAGAGCCTCCTGAATTACCCCCTAACTATAAAGTAAAACCTAATAGCGGCATCGAAGCAATTATTCAAAGAGAGCCTAATCCTTATCACGAAAATTTACTAGGATATACCGTAGGTATAAATAACTATTGCATTACCCTAAAACAGTACAATCTAGAGAAATCCTTAACACCGGTGATCGAGAGACTTAAATCTTCTCGCTACTGGAATTTTCTAGATCAGCCTCGCCTAACCCCCTATACCAAAACCTCCGAGGGGATTATCAGACCAAAAGTGACCTTTAAAATCACTACTGCTAGGCTTTTAGACTTCTAGAGTACACATTTACTAATCTTTTATAGTACAATATAACTAGAAAAGTTTAGTCAGTGATTAGAATGTC